AACTCAGTGGCCGTTGCTTTTGGTAAAATACTCATGTTGTTGATCTCGCGGTTGACGACAAGTTGTTCTCCTTCTAGCTGGAGGCTAGTTACCCCTGATGGTTCACGCCGTCAGGGGTTTTTCTTTGGGAGGTTGATTCTAGTCCTTGGGTTTAATCAAGACTCAAAGACATCTGGCTCAGTCTTTTCTTTTGCAGCGATTCGTACTCTGGATTAAGTTCACACCCCAAGTACTGCCGCCCAAGGTTTTGGGCCACCTGTGCTGTTGTTCCACTGCCCATGAATGGGTCAAGAACAATGCCGCCTACTGGTGCGCCAGCAAGGATGCAGGGTTCGATGAGTTCTTGTGGGAATACGGCAAAGTGAGCGCCAGCGTAGGGCTTGACTGGAACTGTCCAGACGCTGCGCTTGTTGCGGGTTTCGTTGTAAGACTCATCATCCCTATCTGGCCGATGTGTTCCTGCACCTTGACCAGGTATTGCCAGTTCGCGCTTGCTATCGGTGCGCTTGAATGATGCTGCTGCACCTGTTGCCCCGCTGGTCGCCTCTTCCTTCATCGCATCCGCATCGTAGTGGTACTTCTGCGACTTGCTCATCAAGAAGATGTATTCATGCGCCTTGGTGCATCGGTCTTGCACTGACTCGGGCATGGGGTTGGGCTTGTGCCAGATGATATCTTGGCGTAGATACCAGCCATCGGCACGGAGGGCAAAGGCCAGCATCCAAGGAATTCCGATCAGGTCTTTGTGCTTAAGCCCAAAAGCCTTGCAGTTGCGATGCGCTACAGGATTATTTCTTGAAGGCGAGCTTTCCTGTGCATCCTGAGTGCCATTGCCAATAATTTGCCGACCACGATGGGAACTTTTATTGCCCTTCCCGCTAACGCCTCCAGCTAGAGTCTCTGCTGGCATGGCAGTCCCGCCTCTCTGCGCCGCATAACTATCCCCGATGTTCAGCCACAGCGTCCCATCGTCCTCCAGCACATCCCATACACAGCGAAACACCTCGACCATCGCCTTGATGTATTCCTCTGGCGTTTCTTCCAGTCCGATCTGCCCCTCATGGCCGTAGTCGCGCAGCCCGTAGTAAGGTGGGCTGGTTACGCATGTCTGCGCCTTGATGCCATCAGCAGCCCACTGGCGCATGGTTTCGCGGCAGTCGCCAAACTCAATACGATTCACGCCTGCTTCTCCTTGACCAAACTAGCAGCAGCGTGCTTCTCACCGATCAGGTCTTCACTGATTTGGATGTCCAGCTTGGCAATGGCCGATGGCGACTTCAGGTCGAATGCCTGCGGGTAGGACTTCAGCGCCTCGTAGGCCAAGGCGTCACTCTTCCAAAACTTGGTCTTGCGCCCTGGGCGCAATGTCCAGCCTTGGATGGTTGACCCCTCGGTTATCTGCCGCTTGGCCGACTCCAGCACTGCCTCAGACCACATCGCAGCAATCTGGGCAAGCTCAATCATGTCAGGCGTAACGGCTGGCACTGCGACCACCTCGCCCTTGTCGGCCTGCTTCACGATGTCTGCAAACTCTTTGCGTGCGTTGTCCTGCACCTTCTGCCGCATGGACGGGCAGATGGGTTTTGCCTTGCAGTAGCGGCAAGCACTGGTGGACGGGTTGGTCGGTGCGTCATCGGTCAGCGCGAGGGTGGCAGCGGCCAGCAGGTCGTGGCCGTGCTTTTTTAACTCTGCCCCCGTGGTCTTGTGTACGGATACGCCAGTGCCAGGTTGGAATATCACCAGATCAACATTGATTGACTCCGGCGCTTTGAGCTTAAGCATTGCGCCAAGCGCATATGTTTTAAGCTGCATGTTGTCCTCAGCACTGACTGCAACCCTGCCGGTTTTTAAATCTAGACATGCAAGTGTGTCGCCCTCGACAAGAATGGCATCGGCAGTGCCGCCGAGTGCGTAGTGGATAGACTTCAGTCCTTCATCCACATTGACCTCGATCATTTTCTTGCGTGGGTTGGCAAAGTAGCCGTTCACAAAGTCGGCATACTCACGCGCCATAATGATGTATTCGGGGTCAATGTCTGGGTTGTCAATCTCTTCACCCCGCAGCATTCGCTCGGATAGCTCATGGATAGCCGTACCCTTGGCGGCAGCAGGCCCAGCCGGTTCATACGGCATGAGGCTTTCCAGCCTGTAACTACCTGGACAGGACATCACCCGATCCATGCGGGATGCTGAGAGTCGGGCGTGTTTTCTGGTTTCGTGTTGCATAGCTTTCTCCTTTAAATAATCTGATTCACGATGTTCTGCTTTTTCAAAACCTTAGCCAGCACATTGTGGTCGAGTGATGCCCTGATCGTCAGCAGGTAGATCACCGGCTTGACCCCTGACTTGTTGATGTTCTCCACCCTGCTGGATGCTTGCTCTAAGGCGCTGGTCTGCCAGGTTGGCTCAACAAAAACAATCGTGTCTGATGCCGACAGATCGATGCCCTCACCGCAAGAACTGATGTTGCCAATAAAGCACTTTGTCTTGCCGGACTGAAAGTCATCAATGTTTTTTGTTCTCTGGTCTTTGGGCGTGTCACCTACAACCATGACCGGCTTGAACTCTTTGAGGCCATCAAAAAGGATTGAGACAACATCCTTATGGTGGGCAAAGACCACCACAGGCTCACCAGACTGAAGAAGGTCATTGATAAATTCCACGGCCAATGGGGCTTTGCGGATTCCAGCTTCACGCATGATCTCTGACAAGCCCTCGAATGCCAGCAAGGCATTGGGGTTTGCCATCAATGAGTCAGCGTCAAAGTTTTGTTCGCGCTTATCAATTGGCAGGTCAAAGGTGATGAGGCTGACTTGCGGCTCTTTGTAGTCCATGAAGATGTCTTCTTTCCTGCGCCTTAAAAGGTGCGGCCTGACCAGCGCTTTGAGTTCAGGGATGTTGGATGCACCAGACACATCCAGACCGCCCCAAGGTGGATTCCATGCCTTGGCGTACCGATAAACAAAGTCAAACCAACCTCCCCTATAAATGCCCAAGCCATGCAAGATCGGCCACAATTCTGCTGGCCTGTTCGGTACGATAGTCCCGCTGAGGGCATAGACCCGATCAATCCTCTTCATCATCAACATGGCCGCCTTGGTGCGGATGGCCTTGTTGTTTTTGAGCCTGTGGCACTCGTCAAAGACCACAGTTTTAATTCCAGTAAATGTCGTAACACTGCTCAGTATGTCGTAGTTCACGATGGTCACGCCGGAGCAAATAATCTCTGCCGCCTGCTTCTTGCCGGTGATGACTTTCACTGGCACTGACGGGTCGAGCTTGGTGAATGCCGCCTCCCAGACAGTCTTGGCGATAGCGGGGCAGACCACGATGGCCGGCAGGTGCTCGAGCGCCGCCGCTGCCGCCGGCAGGGTCTTGCCCACTCGAGGCTGGTCGGCCAAGATGCAGCGCCGGTTGGCCAGCAGAAAGTCTCTGGCCTCTTCTTGATGGGGGAATAGTTTCATCGTTTTCCTCGGTTTCAGCGGTTTATGGAATCTTGATTGTGGCCGATAAAAAAACAACATGCAACATTTATTTGTGCTAAAGTGCAATTGTCTGGCCGCCTTGGTCAGGCTGAAAACCTGAAAACGATCAACCAAAAGGAAACGATCAAATGTCCACAAGAGTCACAACCGGCGAGGTGCGCACCTCCTACTTCTCAGGCTTGCAGAGCCGCAAAAACGAAATGAACGGCAAGGATGAGTTCTCCACTCAGATCCTCATTCCCAAGACCGACAAAGAAACGCTGGCCGCTTTGAAGGCAGCAGCCAAAGAGGCGCTGGTCGCCAAGTTCGGTGACAAAGTGCCGAAAAACATTCGCAATCCACTTCGTGATGGCGACACTGAAACCAAGACAGACGGGTCGCCGTTGGGCAAAGAGTACGCCGGCCACTTCTTTTGCAATGTGAAGTCAACCGCCAAGCCTGGTGCTATTGACGCCCACGGCAATGACCTGATTGGCTCTGACGATATTGTCAGTGGCGACTATGTGCGGGTGAGTCTGAATGCCTATGCCTACAGCCAAGCCGGCAACAATGGCGTGTCCTTTGGCTTGAACAACATCTTGTTGCTCAAGAAGGGCCAGCCTCTGGGCGGCTCTAAGCCAAGTGCCGCTGATGACTTCGGTATCGGCAAGTCGGCTGCACCAGCCGCCGCTGTCGCCGAGTCTTCAGACTGGTGATTTCTGCTCAATCAGCTTGAGCAAAGCCTGCTCAAGTTGGTTGACTGAATCCCACAAAGGCTTCACAGACCCAGACATCCAGCGGCTCACCTGTGGCTGCTGGATTCCAGCCTCACGGCATACGGCATTCATCCTGATCCCGTGCTCTCTGGCCTTATCCCGAATATCTTGTACTGATTGCATGGGTGTATTTTAGCAACAACAGATCAATTTATTGACTACTATGCGAATTAGTTTATTTGATGTAAACTTCGTAACACATTAACTCAAGGGTAACAACATGAATAAATTGAGCAATCGCGCTGATGTAGCGCTGGACTATCTGCTGTGCTTGGTGATCGGCTGCGGCTTGGCTGCGGCACTGGTGGCATGGTGGTCGGCATGAAGAAAACAACACCCCCACCAGCCTTGAACAAAATGCTCGGGGTGTATGTCCCCCTTGAACTGAAACCCTTCACAGGCCGACCAGGTGCAATGGACGCATTCAAGCTGCCGTCCTTGATCGCCAATTTGCGTACATACAGAAAAGATGCAGACAAGCTATGAGCGAGCCAGTTCTTGAGCCAGCACTGGTGGCCGCCATTGAGTTCATGGACGATCTGCTGTCGCCGGAGATGTATGGCCATGCGATACCGGAAGATGCCCACACAAGGGCCTTCGTGGTGCGTGCCATGCTGCGCCGTGAGTACACCCGCAGGATGCAAGATGCGCGGACTAAAGCCGGTCTATAGAGCCGGCATCATCCGGCTGCTGAGCATTGGCCCGTTGAGTGTGGCCGAGATCGCTGTGCGCCTGCCCTGCGCCTTGGCCACCGCCTACGACAATGTTCGCGCATTACGCAAGGCCAAGGTGGTGCGGGTGCATGGCTATGAGAAGTCCGGCAACATGACCACGGCCCTGCTGACGATGGGCAGTGAGCCAGATGCGCCAAGGCCGGTGTCGTTCACCGCCGCTGAGCGCATGCGCAAAAAGCGCCACAAGATGAGCGCTGACGATAAAGATTTTCTGAATGCACGCCGCCGTCAGAGGAATCGAAAGATCAAGATCGACCCACTGACAGCGGCATTTTTTGGGGGGATGCGGTGAGTTATTGGTTTAAAAGACCAGCGACCCCAGATGCGCCAGTTATGGGCAGCATTCTCCTCAAGAACTCTTGCGTAGCTGGATCAGTGCCTGGTGCAATGCCAGTCTGCAATCCTCTTGCTAAGTTGGCAGCCGGCTGGGATGTGTAGGCACGCGCTGCAATGTTTGTCGGTGCGGCCAGCATCATGCTTAATGGGCTGACTTCCATCGACCTAGTTGCAGTCCCAGAGTCGCCAACAATTGGCTTGAAGGCTTGGGCAAACCTTGCGGCCTCATACATTGGCGTTTGGTTAGAGCCAAACACAAAGCCTTGTGGGTCTTTGCGGGTCAATGCGCTGGCCAAGTTCAAGCCCGACACATTGCCAGTCGATGGATTGACCACACCTTGGTTTGACCGGATGGTCATCAGGTTGCGATAGTTGGCTCGGGCTGTTTGAAATGCGGCCTGTTGCTCTGCCGACAAACCCTGTGCCAGTGCATCGTCAATAATTTCTTTAATCTGGAACAAAGCACTGCCAAGCTCACGATCACCCATCGCTGTGGTCATCTCGTTTTTGGCACGCTTGCCAATCTTTGACGATAGGTTTTGCAATTCATTGCCACTGGCCTGACCCTTGGCCGCCAAATCTTGAAACTGCTTTACCAAAATATTTGTTTTGAGTGGCTGAGTAGTCAGACCTTCAAAAGCCCTATCAACAATCTCAATTCCGGTTTGGATAGTGTTGCCATCTATCCTCTTGACTTCAGGACTTGCCACATCGTTATATACCCTGCTGATTTGACGCTGTGCTTGTGCCAACTGTGGATTGCTCAATTCATCTGCATTGACGCCAATGGCTTGCGCCGTGGATCGGTTGAGGATCTTTTGATTCTCAGCCTTGAGAGTGTTGAATGGCCCAGAGGTAAATGGGCTGGACTCCATTCTGGCTTCCATCTGTTGCAAAGACCGAGAGCCAGTTTCCTGACCAGGTGTTGTGCGGAATCCCATATCTTTGCCACGGGTCAGAATGGCCTGCTGCGCAGCAGTCAGTCCGGCTGATGTGTCTGGCCCGACAGCGCCAAGTGTTGAGCCGCCGCCAGTACCCGTGGCTGTTGGTGTTGTGGTGACATTAACTTGAGCGCCAGCAGTGCTTGGCTGGCCAGCCGTGGGCATAGCTTGTGGCCGAGTTCCAAAAAGTGCCTTTGACAACTTGTCTGCGCCATACCCAGCAAGACCACCAAATGCTGTGCCAGCACCTGTCTGTTCAACTTTCTGGGCAAAGAACTCTGGGTTGGTCATGTTCGGCGTTGCCGCCACTGGCTGCAATGCGCCGCTGACCGCGCCGCTGATAGCACCAGCACGCACTGGCGCTGTGGCTGCGCCAAGCGCACGCACAGCAGTAGTTGATGGGATCAATGCGCCAAGAATGTTGCCGCCTACACGGCCAACATCAATTTCACCTTGACGCATCTGGCCTTGGCGAAAGTTTCTTTGATAGTCCAATTCGGCCTGACGATTGATGTCCTCAACTCGTTGGCGTTCAGATTTGAAAAACTGCTCCATGCCTGATCCGGCTGGAGACACTGCCTCAAGGCCACGGGTCAGCAATTGAGCGCCAGCGTCAGGGATGTCGCGCAAACCACGAATGACGCCGCCGACAGGAGAGTTCAAAATCTTTGATTGGAAAGACTCAGGGACTTTTCCAGCCGCTGCTTGTGCAGCAACTGGCGCAGCCGCTGGCACTTGCAATGTCTGAATGGCCTTAATAATGTCGGCATCGGACATGCCCTCTGGAAAAGCAACTGGCCCAATGTTTGGTATTTGAACAATTTTGTCAGCCATTTTTTACTCCGTTACATAACGCAAAACACCGGTCACTGGATCTCTGACAAGTCGAGGAGTACCAGCCTGGGGCCTTGCAGCCACTGCTTTTTCAACTTGCTTGTAAGCTGGGCCAGCACGCACAGTCATTGCTAGTTCGGTATCGCGTCTAGCGCGTTGTTTTTGGGCAATAGTTTCTGGGCTATCACTGGCTTGTGGGAAATATTTGGTAATCTCTTTTTCCATTTCTTCCACGCCAATTACTGCGCCTGACTCTGGCCGCAAATTGGCTGTGACCCAGTTTTCTTGAGCTTGGCGATACTGCTGGCGGCCACTTGTTTCAAATACATTGGCAACTCCAGTAGTTAGACCAGCACTAGGGATGGATCGCATGATTGCCTGAAACCTGCCAGGTCTTCCAAATGCCTGCTCAAGCGTAATTGGCTTTTGAGTAGCTGGATCAATTATTGGTTGACCATCAACACCTGTAACTGGCTGATTGAAGATTTTGGTTGACTCTTGCATACGGAATGCAAAGCCAGCAGACTTGCTTTGATCTTCAGTAGGCTTTGAACCAGCGCCTTGCAATTGAGTCCCGCCAGCGCCCGTGACGGGCATAGCCGCGCCGCCTGGAGTCTTTGGCACATAAACCAGACCTTCTGGCGTTTCTTTGATGTCAAAGGCATTGCGGTCAAATTCGGCTTGGCGCAAACCAAGACCAGCTTGAGCCACACCTAAATTGGCACGATTTACCGCAAGGTTTCCTTGAGCAATAACATTGCTGGCCGCCTCGCCAGGGGTCATGGATTTTGGAATGCGTTCAAGCTCTTTGTTTGTGTTTTTGTCACGCACGCTGATGTAAGAGCCAGTGTCCTGATAATTAAACTCAGGACTACGGGTGAAATCAAGCAGCCTCATGTTGCCTGACTTGCTCAAGACAAAAGATATTGGCGTTCCTCCGGCACTATTTCCGAATTGAGGTGTCGTGCTGTACTCTTCAACAGGCTTAATTTTGTAGGCTTGATTCAAAAACTTTTCTGCGTCATCGGGCCTGTTGTATTGATTGGCAATGTCTGCCTTGCGCAAGAGTTCCTGAAAACGCTTGTCAGTCTCAGATGGTTGAGTCGGCGCTGGTGGTGTTACTTGCGCTGCGTCCATGATGGCCGCACGCTGCATGGTCGGGCCAACTGGCCCAGCAGTGCTGACAGGTGCGGATTGGCTAAGCAAGCTGGCTTGCGCTGGCGTCAAAGGCTCCAGTGCCTGCGCTGGGGCTGCTGTTGATGGAGTCCCAGCCAGTGCGGTTTGATACAACCCAAGACGCTTAGCCTCCTCCAACTTCTGATTCAGCAGCAGATCCTGCACTGACCCAGCACGCGCCTGTTGGTAGCCCTGCTGGCCAGCCTGCAAGGCCGATCCAAGCGCTTGGCCAAGGCCGATGGGGGTAGTGCTGCGGCCACTGGCTTGCAGCAGTGCAGCAGCCGCTGACAGGGCTGCATTTCTATTCATCAGCTTGCGCTGGTCTTCGTTCAGCAGCGCATCAAGACCCGTTGGCGTGCCACCCATGCCACCGCCGAACATAGAGCCGATGTTTGAAAAGTCAAAACCTGTTGCCATTTTTATCCCCTTAACCAAACATGCCAAGCAATGCACCAATTGCTGCACCCGTGCCGCCGCCAACTGCGCCGTCAGACATCCCCGCCAACTGAGAGCCAGCTAAAGCGCCACCCAAAGCACCCGCGCCGACATTGCGACTGTATGGAGTCGTTGTGCTGCCACCCAAGGCGGCAGGGTTAAAGCCAAGCGCTGATTGACTGACGCCCAGACGCTGGATGCCAATGTTGCGCAGCGCATCAAGCTGCTGCTGCTCAAAAGCCTGACGCGCACCGCCAAGTGCCATGACATTCTGGCCGCCTTGGAGGTTTTGCCCACGGGCGTACTGAGCCAACTGCGTAGCCTGACCAAAGCCTTGGTTGCGCAGGTTGGCTGATAGGTCAGCGGCTTGCTTGAGGGCAGCGGCATTGGTCAGTGAGGACTGCACACCTTGGCGTGAGCCACCAAAGGCTCTGGCCTGTGTGGCAGCCTGACGATCTCTCAGGTCTGCCATCTGGCGGCTTGACTCAATATCACCGAGGCTGCGGTCAATGACCTCCTGCTGGTACGGATTCATAAACCCGCCAATTTCCTGACCAGTGAACGGAGTCAGTGACTGGTTGACGATCTGCTCTTCACCAGCCTGATACAAAGGGTTGTACCCTGCAAACTGCTGCACAGGCAATGCACCGGCCACATTTCGGGCCTGCTGGACATTTTGTAAAAACGCCTCTTTGATCTGTGGATCAATCGAGGTCGATGTTGTTTGTGAGCCGCCTTTAGACATTGTGTGCCCCTTATCCCAGTAAAGATTTCAATTTTTTGGCAGGAATCTTGCCGTTGTTGATCATGTCCAGCAGACCTTGGCCATACTTTTTGACCGCTGATTTTTTGATGACATACTCGCCAAGCTGCAACATGCCAGCGCCATCATCTGGGCCTGCTGGATTGGGGCCAAATACATTGGTAACCATGCCGCCCTTAAAGTTGGCGTAGGATTCGCCGCTAGACTGAGTTTCAGAGCCACTGTAGCCACCATAGTCGCCAGAGTCGTAGCTGCCACCGCTAGGGGTTGAATCCTGATTTTGTTGAGTTATCTCACTGCTCCGGAAACTTTCTTGAGCAGCTTGGCGGCCAGCCTCTACTTGCGCAGCTTCAGCCGCTGCATTCATGTCGGAAATCTCACTGGCGCGGAAACTCTCTTTTGCAGCTTGGTATGCGGCAGGGTTGACGCCCATTGCAATCAAGCCCTCTTCAGTCACAAAGTTAGGGTTAAAGTAGTTTTGTATTTTTCCATATAGCGTGTTCCCAAAAAGACCTTGCAGTCCTTTTGTGACCGATGCCATCGTGGGGTTTGCAGCGTAGTAGGCAGCTCGCTCTGCTTGAGTCATGTTTGACCAAGCTGGATTGGGGTCGGAGTAATCAGAACCACCGCCGCCACCGCCGCCACCGCCGCCACCAGTATTGATCAGCCCTGATCTGGTTAGGCGAGAGTAAAGACCTGGGTCATAGCCACCCTGAAAACTAGGGTCGTAGCCACCCGACACACTGCCATAGGGATTCATAGTTGGCGTCATCCTCGCCATGATTCGCTGGTAGGGGCTGACGCCGCCAGATTGCCCCATGATCTGCTGGTACTGACTAGGCACAGGCACTGGTTGGTTTGGCAAAAATTGACGGCGCTCAAATTCGCCAATGCCAGCAGACGGGTCAAATGCCTCAGTAATAGGCACTGAGGGGGACAGGGGCAAACTGCCAAGCATAGTCTCAGGATATGCAGTGCCATCCTCACGATAGGTTTGATTTACACCAGCGGCTCTTGCAAGCGCTGGGTTGCCATACACTTTTCCGTCAGGGCCATAAACAAGCTGCTGTGTAGAAACTTCACCACCTTGACTCATATCAACTCCTTTGAAAGAATAAACCACTGAGGCTCATATCCCTCGTCTTTTAAAAATGTACGCTCCCAGCCTTTACGCCCTGCAAGCGTCACCCTTGTACATCCAACAGACTTTCCCCATGCCTCAATGTGTGGCCGCATTTTCTTGAGTTCATCAAGATTGCCACCAGCAAGAAAAAAATGTAAATTTTTTAGTTGCGGATAAACAAGAATCTCCGTCACCACCGCTGAACTTTGACCAGGCCACAACTGGTATCTGTCCGACATCACTCCAGCCGCTATGTCATCGAGTGTGTGAGTCCCACCACTGTATTCTAAAGCCGCATCAATCCATTGGCGACACCGATTGATCTCAGAAATTCTATCCATCATCTCTTGCCGCTGGCCACCGCATCCAGCCGCATGACGCCGATGCGCCAATCAGCCAAAACAGCACCCGTCACCTTGACATTGACCTGCCGCGCCATAAACCGGACATCCGTAGGGTTGGCCGCCGTGTATGGCCCAAAGGTGGACTGAGCGCCTGTCGGGTAATTGCGGGTCTTGAATGAAACTACCGCCTCGCCAAGTGTTTGCTCATCTGGGACAACTTGCCGCACAGACATCAGGTTGTCGCCGTTGCCAAGCTGCACTGGCCCAGACTCAGCATAGACGCTGGCGCTGTCGTAGGCAAAGCCCACTTCATGCTCGTAGATGTAGCCATCAGATGAGACCAGCAGCGGGTTGGTAAACACACCCGCATCAGTGCCGGCGGTACGGGCCAATGAGCCTATGTTCCAGTGGTTTTCGCGGTAGTTGTAGGTGACATAGCTGTCATTCTCATTGCTGCCGCTGCTCGGGTAATACCACCAGATCTCGCCAAACTGGCTGTTGTGGACAGCGTAGACCTTAGATGCTTGGTTGAAGTTCATGTTGCTGAACACATAGTCAGACACATCACTTGGCAGGGGCTTGACATATCCGTCATAAGTCCAGAAACCCGACTTGCTCATCCAGATAGCCGCAGTGTCGATGGCCGCCACAGCTTGGGCCGAGATCAGGCCGCAGCCAGATCCGGCTTTCTCAAAGCCATAAACAAATGGTGCGCCGATATAGGTCGCCGTGTGTACATCCACATCTGTAAAGAGTAGGTTGACGCCCTTGACACGCTTGCCGGCCAGCAGGCTGCCAGGGGTGGCCAACTCAAAATCACCAGCCTGATTGGTGGCCGCAGGCGTCCAGACTGTGTTGTCCTCTTGGTCACACCACTGCACCTTGCGGGGATTGCCGCCAGCGCCAAGGGCAAACAGGATGCGCTCGGCAGTGACCAGAAGAGCCTTGTTGCCCGTTGGTGCGTTGGTGATGGCCGCTGCCAAGGTGGGCGTTGTAAAGCCAAGTTGCCACTCGTACAGCTTGCCGTCAGCGCTTGAACAGGCCACCAGATATTCGCCCCATGTGTCCAGACTCCATGTAGTGGCCGGAATCAGCCCACCAAGATCAGGTCTGGCCACGCCATAAGCGTATGTGCCATAAGTGCTGTAGCCGTAGCCGGTCTTGATCGTGGCATCGGCAATGCCGGCAGTGATGCCGGTTGGTGTGATTTCCTTCAGTGTGCCAGCCTCGTTCATGGCGTACAGCTTGGACTGCGTACCAGCGGCAATAAATCGCTCACCGCTGTTGTTGCGCCAAGTGATGAACCCCCTGCACAAACCAGTCATCTGGCTTGCCGAGCGCTTCCTCCAGCCGCCCACTGGCCGCAGGGTGTTCTCGTACCAGCGCACCAGATTCGCGTCATACCAGCGGCCTGCTGCTTGGTACTCTGTGCCGTTCCTGTAAATGCCTGGTGGTAGTTTTAGTGGAATGTACATGGCTATATTGTCGGTAGGTTGGACACAAAGCTCATCGTGACGATGGCCGATGGCACTGCTGGTCGGGTTGGGCTGGTGCTAGCGTCAAAATGCTCAATACTTACATCAGTGCTGGTGGTGCGCCACATAATTTCAACATAATCGTTGGCTGCCAGGCTTACAAAAAAATTCATGGCTGCAATCAAATGGCTTGGGTCGCCTG